GCCTTTTTTAGATTGGGATTACCAAGATATATGTCACTTGCAACTGGCATCAGTCTGCTATATGGTCAGTAGTTCTCTGTATATATGACTCCCATCCTTTGTCTTTAGGGTCAAATGCTTTAGATGCACCACCTACAGCTTGTACAACTTTACCCGCAACTTGTGCTACTTTTGCTGCTGCCTTGACATAAGGACCTGCTTTCTTCATCAATTTACCCATACCTTTTCCTTTTCCTTTAGGTTTGGCAACTGGTTTGTCAGTTTTTGGTTTGCCAGGTTCTGCCTTGTTAGTAGTGCTCTTCTCTGACTTAGCAAGTTCTCCACCTTTGGACTTGACTATCTCACCCTTAGGTTCAGATTTTGTCATCTCACCCTTAGGTTCTGCCTTTACTATTTCACTTTTTGATGCTGGTGTTATAGAGGAACTTTGAGATTTTACAATAGCACCACCCTTCTTACGTGGTCTTCCACCACCCTTCTTTGTTTCTACACCACCCTTGTCAGCATCATACTTTTCTTTATTGAATGACCCGTCTGGATTTTTATACTTAGGATTCTTTATATTTCTTCTAGTCGCTTCATCAAGATTTTCATAATCAAAACTCATAGTCAGAGTATCTCTCATCTTCTTGAAAGTACCTGTACTCATTCCTCCATCCTTTTTCCCGCCACCAGAAGACTTCAATCCTTTTGGAAGACCATATTTGTTTCTATCACTTTTTACGTAGGTGTCGCCCATAGCACTCTCTATCTTCTTTCTTATTTATGGAGACCTGTCAATATCTAAAGAACTTAGATCTACACTAGGAGTTTTAGGTGGTGGTACAGGTGCACCCGCTAATCCTTTCTTGATCATTTTTTGTAGGTCAGCAGTACTACCAACAAACAAAGAGTTGTTTGTGACTTGTGTGGGTTTATCTTCCTTCTCCAAGTCCTTCATCTTTCTTTGTAGGTCTATAATCTTGTCAGTTACATCTCCTACTGCTTTGACAAGTTGTCCTGCAACTTCATATGCACGTGGATGTTGAGTATCTTGACACACATCAAGGATACCATTCATTGCTTCTTGTCCCTTCTCTACAATATTGTATAACTGTGCACGAGAATATTCAAAGTCATCTCTAGGTGTATTGTCAACCTTCTTTACCTTCTTAGATTGTTTGACTACATCAGTTGCTTTGACTTCTAATGCTTCATCTATAGGACTAAATGTGGTTGATTGTTTATCTAAAGGATCATAATCTTTTGTCATACGTCATTACCTAATGCGGGACTCCACTCTTGACCATCAGCGTCAAAGAATGATCTAGTCTCACTGAACCCGAAGGTATCACCCATCTCAATAAGGTCAGAATCGACTGCGTTAACAAGATTTATAACATCACCCTTGCTATGCTCTGCAATCTTAGATCCATACTGTCCACGAACAACCACTAAGTTGTTCAAATCTTTCTCCTTGATACGCATAACCTCATTACCAATCTCTATGTAACCACCAGTAGAGAATGATGCACCAGATGTAACTTTGATAAGAGTCTTATTCGTATCTACAGACTCTGTAAGTTTATCAGTCTGGTCTTCGTTATAGTCTTTAGTTGCCTGTGGTACAACAGTATATCTTTGTTCTCTTGGTGCTCGTATAGCAGTAGAGTAATCGATTTGAACCTTCTTGATAATACCGTTCTCGTCTGTTGGAACCTCTTGATAGAAGTATGTCTTGGAAACAAAGTCTAGATCATACTGTATAAACCTACGAGTAGAGAAGTCACCCTCATATTCATCAGTAAATGTAGTAGACATCAAAGTAAATGGTATATCTCTTTTCTCTTCTACACCTTCCAGCATATTGACTGTCACGTTATATGATGGTTGGAAGAATGGTAATATCTGTTCTATAATTTGCAGAGCATCGTCTTGTTGTTTGGTAGCAAAACTAAGTCTAAATCCAATATCGTATGGCACTGGCAAGAACATCTTCTTGATTTTTACCTTGTCATTCGGAGACTTCATGGTAAATTTCTGCACAGGAGATGCCTTTCTTGTAGGATCATATGTGTATGAAGTCAACTCAAATGATAGTCTTGGCAGTGTGATTGCTACATTATCATCAAAATTTGATTGCTGTTCTATTCTTGCTATGAATCTTTGTATAGGACCATATGCTATGGGTACCTTGATCTGACTTATAGACTTACCATCACTCGCAAACTTTTTGATCTTTATGTTATTAAATAAAGTTCCAAAAGCAATTACGGTCTTTCTAACTGTCTCGTTGTAAAAATAATTGCCTATCATTATACTTCACCAAATGGGTTCTTCTCTGTAAAGTTTAGGATGTCGTCTGCTTCAACTTGGATGTCATCACCACTGTTGTACGCATCATTGTCATCGTAATCAATACTATGTAGTCTGTATGCAGAACCTTCATTATCAACAATAAGTTCACCAACATTGAAGTCACCAGCAAGATTTCTTGCAGTAAGAGTGAGAGAGGGAGCATCCCATGATGTAACAAATGCAGTTGTAAGTGAGGACTGACCAGTAATGATTTCACCAAAGGAGAATGTACCAACACCTATGGTTCCAGCAGCAGAGACAGTTATACTTGGAACAGTTGCATATCCTGAACCAGCGTTTGTAATACGTACAGCACCAACTCCACCAGTATCATTCAGTACAGCAACAGCAGTTGCAGTTGTACCTGCACCCGGTGGGCTGTCAAACGTAAGAGTTGGAGGAACAGTATACTTAGTACCAACATTGGTTATAGTAACAAGACCCACAGAACCAGTAGTAGATATTGCAACTACTCCTGTAGCTCCACTACCTTTACCATCATCTGGTAAGAATTGAATTGTAGGTGGTGTGGTGTATCCAGCACCAGGATTTGTTATGAATACACTTTGTACTCTTCTACTGTCAGTGAATCCTATATTAGTTGTAATAGCAACAGCAGTTGCAGTAATACCAGTAGATACTACAGGAGGATTGATCTTGACACGTGGGTCAGCAGTGTAGTTTATACCTCCGTTCAGGAGGTCGATCCTTCCAATACCTCCATTCACAATTGTTGTTATCATGCTCGCAGTACTACCTACAGCAACTAACTTCAATGTTGCGTCATATCCAGCAGTTGCCATGTCATCATCTATTGCACCAATACCAGTGTCGATAACCTCGTCTTCGTACTCGAATGGTTCACAGGTAAGTGTGTATGTGTAGTTCTTACGTAACTGATAGAACTGACTAACATCATCTACATATTTGATTTCTAGCAGTAAGTCTCTGTATGGGAAATATAGTAAGTCACCTTCATTAGGACGTTCAGTTGGATTTGCTAAACCTGTCTGTACCAGAGGTAACACCACATTCTTATATCTCTCCTGAGATATCACAATCTTCATCTCAGCAGTAGATCTTACACCAAATTTTGTTAGTAAATTATATCCAGAATCGAACCCTTCATATGACTCAATGTAACCTTCAATAGGAATTGATTGGTCAAAAGTAGAACTAGAGACCTCTCTCATTATAGTTTTTACATTGACAAAGTTTCTTGGCATGTAAACAAACTCGACCCCATACATTCGGATCTGTTCGTTTATCAAGTCCTGAACAAGATTCTGCTCAGACGGAGTACCTTGCTGAAAGAAGGGGTTTAGTGCCATTATCCAATTAGATCAAGTGGTGGTAATTCATATTCATTTGCCATCTTACTCTCTAGATTATCAATCTCTCCTAGAGCATCTTCGTATATCTGTCTACCATTTAGTTCTACACCGCCAGGTAATTTTACACCCGCAAACTTGATGAGATTCTGACCCCATTGCTTCTTCATCAATGCGGTGAAGTACTTTTTCAAAAATGGATCGTTGTATACTTTAGTATAATCGTTTGGATCCAATACACGATAACATCTGATAATCAACCAGTCATTAGGTTGCATGCTAGAGTAATCAACATCCAGATACAATCTACTTTGTCTTCTGTTGAATCTAATTTGTTTCTCTGGGTGTAGTATATGGTCTAGATCTTCTAAGTATCTCTTCGTCAAAGTATATCCCATAAGTTCCATAGAACTAAAGAAGTATACATCATTCAACATCAACTGGTAATTGATATTGAACATGTTTGTACTGATCAGTCTGTTATCTAACTTGAATACTCTTTCTATACCTATGACTGCATCAGGTATCTGTATAAAGTTTTGATTCTCTACAAAGTCGAATGTTGTATTTCCTATACCAGTTATATTAGCAGTACCAGTAGTTGTTGTAATACCAGTGGATGTTGGAGAACCAGCAATATTTGATGCTTTGATTGAATCTAAAAAATCTTGTGTGATCCTATGCTTTAGATACATCAATTCAACACCATCCATGTGACGGTTCTGATATATCTGGATAGCATCATCCATCAAGTCTTCGACTTGCTCATCAGCAACATTGACTTCAAGTACAGGTGCACCTAACTGCCTCTTCGCATACTTTACTAATTCTTCTCTAGTTGCAGGGTTAGCCATTTATGATATACTTTCCTGTATTTATGAACGTCTTACGACAACATCCAACTCGTCACCTACATCTAGACCAGTCGCAGGGTTGATTATTGTTACAGCAGGATTACCTATAGTCCAGTCAACTGTTTTTTGTAGTAGTACACCATTCAGATATACTTCCATATTATCAGAAGATGTATCAGAGTTTGATGGAGCAAATGCAGACTGTCCATCAGAAGCAGTTAGTTGGTCTTCGGCTTGATCTGAGCATATATCCACCTCATCTCCAGCTGCACAAGCTTGAGCCAGTACAACAGCAGCAGACGCTTGATAGTCAATATCTCTTCTGAGTCTGACCCCATTGAGAAAAACTCTGTAGTTCTTAGCAGCAGCGAGAGATCCAGCAAGCGTAAATGTTGCTTGATTTTGCGTTGCTGTAAATAACTCTTCTTCAAACGTGTGTCCAAAATAGACAGTAATTTGTACATTGTCACCTATGTTCACCCCAGAGTTGAAGTTGATAGTTTGTGGTGCAGATAGTTGATAGTCAGCAGATGCACCCTGTCTCATCTTTACACCATTCAGAGTTACTAAGACAGAGAATGCAGTTGCTTGCTCACCATCATCAAATACATTGGGTGCAGTAAATGCTGTCTGTCCCATTGTTGCTACAGTATTTGAAGAACTGATAGTTGTAGCACCACCTACAGCACCTCCACCACCTGAGAGGGTCTTGAAGGACAGTGAACCATTTCCATCCGTAACAAGTGCCTGATCCTCACTCCCGTCGGTTGAGGGGAATGTGAACCCTGATATAGTACTTATACCACTTGAGTTTATATTTCCATGTATAGCATTATTTGTAAATGTTGCTACACCAGAAGATACTACTAAACCAGATGTTACATCTAATTGTCCAAAGACTGTGGCACCGATTCCTGATGTGGAAAAACGTTGTGTATTATCATAATATAAGTCAATAGATCCATCAGTATTAAAGTCTGCTAAAATATCTCCGCCAGAGTATTCTTGGAACCTAATTTTTTCCCCTGAACCAGTACGAACCCATAAATCCCCTGCTCCATTATGTGCTATTACTGACTTATAGCCGTCATGAAATATTTGCAGATCTCCACCACTACCAAATTTAGCTTTAGCATTATCATCAAACTTAAGTGTATGTTCTGACCTATCAAAGACTATATCTCTTCCAGCAGTTTCACCATCAAACGTTATGTCATTTGTAAATGTGAGTGCACCCGACACTGTATCAGTAGCGTCTGATCTTACGAATGACGCTGAACTAATACCATCTAAAGTATCTGCATCTAATCCGGATCCTGATCCATCTACAGTTTTGATTAGATTCAGTATTTCTGATGCTGTCTGATCAGCAGTCGCATTGTCCTCTATTCCATCTAATTTTGTACCGTCAGTTGCTACGTCTCTACCGTCTACAGTACCTGTCAGTGCTACGTTACCAATCACCAAGATACCGTTGCTATCGGTTCGCATCTTATATGTGCCATCAAAATACAAATATACTGCCGAATCGTCTGCTATTACTACTCCGTACTCACCTGTTTTTGATATAAATTGAATGTCACCACCATCATCTGAACCACTTTGTTGGTTTCTAAAAATAAGATGTCCACTGTTATTATCAATATATGTGTTACCACCACTGCTATTAATTTCTAGTTCTCCACTAGCAAAGGTTGAAACACCTGATGAGTTTACATCACCTGTTAGATTACCAGTGACATCACCAGTTAGATTACCTGTGATAGCACCAAAACTTCCTATACCAGCATATAACTTTCCAGTGTTTGGATTGTATGTCAATCCGTTTGTCTTTACCTTTTGATATCCAGTTCTATTATCTAAAAATCCTACGTGGTGCCATTGATTACCACCATCTATTGCTGTCTCTACTTTTGCTGAACCTGTAGATATACCAACAATCGCATGTCCTTCATCAGTTACTACTAATGAACTAAATGTACCTATACCTGAAGCGAGTACTTGAGCAGTTGATATTCCTACTTCCCTTACAGTTACTCCCGCACCAACTCCTGCTGCTATGAATACCTTTCCATCAGCAGTGTTGATTGCAAACTCACCTACATCAAGCGTTGTAGGGTAATGCGGTACCTTTCCAGCGACACTAGATCGCTTAATTTTAATTGTTGGACTTGCCATTCCTAATGTGGTATATACCTATCAAAAAACAGTAAAGACTGTCACAGCAGTATTTATGTGTTATAATTAGTATGGGTTTCAATTTATAGGTATGGACAAGACACTCGTGATACTCACAGGACCTCAAGGATCGGGCAACCATCTGTGGTCAAAAATCTTTTCACTACACGAGGATGTTTTTGGGTGGAAAAGTCTTCTGGATAATTACTGGGAGGCACACCGTATATCAGAACCCTTCGCTAAGTACTGGAAAGATCCAGAGTTACTTAACGAATTTGATTGGTCAAAAAGCGAATATTTTTTTACCTCGGTTAGTGTCCCACTCGGCATCAAGGAATTAGGGACTATAAGACGTCCAAACATCATGCAGTTTGCAAATAAGGTCGAGTCACTTGGGATAAAGGTGAGAATTTGTGTGGTCGGACGCGACCAAAATATTCTCAGACATCAGCAGACGAGACTTAGGGGAGAGTCTACGGTTAGGTACTTCTTGGATCAGTTGTCTGGTTTTTATAAACCTGTTTTCCTCAGTTACGAACTTCTGTACCTTTACAAAGAGGAGTACCTAAAATCTTTAGATATCGGCATGCCAATCGCATGGTACGAGAGAGATAAGATCAGTGAGATATTAGAATTGGATGCTAATGACAAATATATTTCTTACATACAAGACAGTCCTCTAGA